AAAGCCACATCAAATCAAGTTTTTCAACATTTGCGGCTATCCGTCTGAAACGGAGGATGATTGGCGCGAGTTTGCCGAGGATATAAGACTTGCGGATGATATAGCGGAGAAACGCGAAAAACAATGGTCTATTGTACTGCATAACACGCCGTTCAGGGCAATGCCCGCCACGCCTATGGCGTGTGCGCCGATGGCAAAGCGTAACTTTAGAGGTGAAATATCCCGGACGATTGGGAATGGATTAAAAGGCAATCTGATATACCAAGGGAAATCTTTATGGTCAGTCGAGAGCAGCGGAACAGAGGGCTTGCCGACCGTCATGCTATCCGCGTTGGCGCACAGGGGAAGCGAGAACGATAGCGAAAACATAGAACGCCTGTGCCGTGCACCGAAGTTCTGGCGGGCAAGCAACGCGGAGAAAGAGGCCGTGTTAACTAAGCTGTTTGACATGGATAAACTTTTCGGCGGCTTTACCCCTGCGGACTTGCCGAGCCGATATCTGCGCACATACGCGCAAGTAGAAAGGCTATGGACACGCAAATATGAATAAAGCAATAAACGAACACAACGAAAAGATAGCAGAAGCCCGCGCGCGGATTGACAAGAGCACGGGCTGTGCACGCAGGGACGCGCAGAAGTATCTGAAAAGACTGCTGCGCGAGCGCAAGGAATACTATAGGCACAAATAACGCGGAAAGGAGAACAGTATGCCGACCGGGAGAAAACCAACCCCGCTGAAACTGGTGGACAACGCCAAGGCAAGGCACACAAAAGAAACGCTTGACGGGCGACAGAACGGCGAACCGGAAGGCTGTACCGATAAATTAACGCCGCCCAAAACCATATCAAGCGAGGCGAAAAAAGAGTGGAAACGCATAGTTAAGCTCTATCGCCAGCTTGACGCGAAGATAATCAATGACTTGGACATATCGACCCTTATGGCGTACTGCGAAAGCGTAGCAATATATCGCAGGGCGCAAGAGGAATACCAGAACCGCCCGCTGGTCTATATGAATGCGGACGGCAGACCCGCAGAAAACCCGTATATTACTATAATGCGGCGGGAGGGACAGAACATAGCGAAATACGCGGAGCAGTTGTGCCTGTCCCCGGTAGGCCGTGCAAGGATGGGAGTTGCAGCCGCCAAGAAGGAAGCAGAAAGCGACCCAATGGCGGCCTATCTGAACAAGTACGGTGGTTGACACAAAAAAAGCGCTTGCGGTTATAGAATTTGTGCAGGCGTTAAAGCATACGGGTGATTTTTACGGGAAACCTTTTGTGCTGCTGCCGTGGGAAATTGACGTTATAAATGCCGTATACGGCACAGTGAATGAGGACGGGAAGCGCCAATACCGGACGGGTTATTTGGAGATAGCCAAAAAGAACGGCAAAACCGAGCTTATAGCCGCACTCAGTCTTTACCATCTTGTGATGGATGCGGCGGGTGGTGAAATATACTGCGGCGCAGCCGACCGCAATCAAGCGTCCATAGCATTTAACGCGGCAAAAAGCATGGTAGAGCAGAGCAAGGTGCTATCAAAGATTATAAAAATCAAGGACAGCACGAAAGAGATGCTAAATCTCCGCACACATACGCGCTTCAAAGTGCTTTCTGCGGAGGCGGCTACTAAGCACGGCCTTAACCCGTCCGTGGTAATAATTGACGAGCTGCACGCACACCCTAAGCGTGACTTGTGGGACGTGCTGACCTTCGGCACGGGCGCGGCGCGAGACGAACAGCTTATCTGGTGCATCACTACGGCGGGCGACGACCCTGACCGCAAAAGCGTGGGCTGGGAGCAGCACGACATAGCCACAAAAATTATAAGCGGCGAACTTGTAGACCCGACATTTTATGCCAAGATATATACCGTGCCTGAAACGGCGGATATATATGACGAAGCTAATTGGTACATGGCGAACCCCTCGCTTGGCGTGTCGATAAAAATAGAGAATGTCCGCAGCGAAGCATTAAAGGCACGGAACAGCCCTGCGGCGGAGAAGCTTTTCCGCTGGCTGCGGCTGAATCAATGGATATCGCTGAAACGCACGGGCTGGCTGCCAATCACGCTGTGGGACGATACTGAGGGCGGCTGGCATAAATCCGACATGCTGGGGCGCGAGTGCTATGTGGGCATCGACCTGTCAAGCACAACCGACCTTACGGGCGTGGCGGTGCTTTTCCCGCCGTTACCGGAGCAGACGGAATGGAGATTTTTTGTGGACGCATGGATACCGGAGGACAATATGCGCGAACGCGAGCAGCGTGACCATGTACCATTTGGCAGATGGGTTAAAGCGGAGCATATGCACGCAACGCCCGGCAATTGCGTCGATTATGCATACATAGCAAATTATCTTGATAAGCTGATGCTGGACTACAATGTAAAGTATATTGCCGCCGACCAATGGCGAATTGATTCCCTGCGCCCGCTGATGCAGCAGGAAGTAGCACAGCAGAAGGTTATAACCATACCACAGACAATGGCGGGAATGTCGCCCGCCATGAAGGAGCTGGAGCGCCTGATGCTGGACGGCGAGATAACGCACGAGCATAACCCGTGCGGGCGGTGGACATTTGGCAACGTTGTGGTAGCGCAGGACGGCAACGAGAACATCAAACCGATGAAAAACAAGAGCATCGAGCGAATTGACCCCATGTGCGCACTTATAGACGCAATGGCGGCGGCGGTCAAACTGGAACCCAAACGAAGCGTATACGAACAGCGCGGCTTGCGCGTAATATGAGGTGTGAATGAAAAAAATCAAGCTATTCGGCAAAATAATTGAGATACGCGCGGCAAATGTAGAAAAACTGCCGCCTGTATCCAGCGATACGGCATGGCAGGATTACCTTATGGGCAACGGGTGCGCCATAAGCGCGGATACGGCATTACAGGTTGCGGCAGTTTTCAGGTGCGTTGACCTGATAAGTAAGACAATGGCGGCGCTCCCGCTGCATATGTACCGCGACCGTAGCGACGGCAAGCAGAAAGCCAAAGACCATCCATTATACAAGCTTACAAATATACTGCCAAACCCGACCACGACGGCGTATGAAATGATGCAGATGCTTGTGGCAAACATACTGCTGACACGCGGCGGATATCTGCGCATAGTGCGTAACCGCAGCGGAGTAATAATAGCGCTTAAAAATCTGCCCACGGCAAACTGTTCACAAGTCTATACCAACAGCCGCAACGGGGAGCAGTACATATACGCCACGGCGGACGGCATAACCGAAACGCTGAGGGATGGCGATTTTGTGTTTATACCGGGGTTTAGATTCGCAAGCCGAACGCCGGAAGACCCGATGGACATAGCGGCGGGGGTGCTTGGCCTGAACGACAGCATGACAAAGTATGCACAGCGCGGATTCAGCGGCACGTCACCGGGCGGGTATATAACATACCCCGGCGAGCTATCGGACAGCGCGTATGAACGCTTCAAGGAGGACTTTAAGGCCAATTATGCGGGTGTGGAGAATGCGGGCAAGTGGATGTTTTTAGAGAACGGCTCCACGGCACAGCCGTGGGACAGGGATATGCAGAAAACGCAGCTGCTTGACAGCCGCAAGTGGGCGGTAACGGAAATATGCAGGATATTCGGCGTGCCGCCGCATATGTGCATGGACTTGGAGAAGGCCACATTTAGCAACATTGAGCAGCAAAGCGCTGAATTTGTGCGTGACTGCATAAACCCGCTATCCGTGCGGATAGAACAAGCACTTTACCGCGACTTGCTGACAACGGCAGAGCAGCGTGAATATTACTACAAATTTAACACAAACGGCCTTCTGCGCGGCGATACTGCGTCACGGACGAGCTATTATAATTCGATGCGGCAGAACGGCATCATGAGCGCGGACGATATACGCGAGCTTGAGGACATGAACCCGCTGCCTGACGGACTGGGGCAGATATACTTTATCAACGGCAATATGCTGCCGCTGGAAAATGCAAAACTGAACGCGCCAAAAAGCGCACAGGCGAAAGGAGATATAAAAGGTGCATAAATTTTGGGAGTTTAAGGCTCTCGGCAGTGCCGGAGAGCTTTTTTTGTATGGCGAAATAAGCGATACGTCGTGGTTTGGCGACGAAGTAACCCCCGCACAATTCCAAAAAGACCTTGCGGTGCTTGGCGACATATCCGCGCTTGACATCTATATGAATAGCCCGGGCGGCGACATTTTTGCCGGATTCAGCATTTACAACATTTTGCAGCGACATAAAGCAAAAAAGACCGTCCATGTAGACGGCCTTGCAGCCTCCGCTGCATCCGTCATAGCAATGGCGGGTGATGTCATAAAAATGCCCGAAAACGCCACGCTGATGATACACAACGCATGGACGTACACAGGCGGCGGCGCAGAGGATTTGCGGAAAACCGCCGACGAGCTCGAGCGCCTTAACGGGCAGATTGCGGACATATACGCCGCCCGCACGGGCAAGGACAAAAACGAAATAGCGGCCATGATGAGCGCAGAGACGTGGATGAGCGGCAAGGAAGCGAAGGAAGCGGGCTTTGCGGATAAGCTGATAGAAAATAAAAAAATAGCGGCATGCGCAAACGCGGGCAAGTATTTTGCCCGCTATAAGCACGCACCCGATATAAATGAGCCTGATAATGGGGGAGAAATCCAGCCCACAACAGATACAACAAACGCAGCGCTGGCGGAACAGCGCGAAAGATTTAAGGCCATGAGATTAAAAATTTTGGAGGTATGAAATGGCAAAAGAAATTTATGAGATGATGCAGGAAAGGGCGAAGATAACCGCCCAGCTGCGCGAGGTAATGAACCGCAATGACGCGGAGGAAATGAACGCGGACGACAAGGCAACGTATGACAGGCTTGAAAAAGAGTTTGACAAGCTTAATGCGAGCATAACCCGCGAACAGAAGCAGCTTGAGCGCGAGCGGGCTGCCGGAGAAATCGTCGAAAAGCAGCAGGATAATGCAAAGAACAAAGTGGGTGAAATGTTTGGCCGCGCCTTGAGGGGCGACCAGGGCGACATAGCCGCGTATCGCAACACCACGCAGACCCTCGGCACGAATGCCAACGCGGGCTATCTGACCGCCCCCGTTGAATTTGTGAACAGGCTGATAGCCGGACTTAAAAACGATATGTTTATGCGCCAAATCTGTGATGTTGTCGGCCCCATCGGCAATGCGCAGAGCCTTGGTTACCCGACGCTCACCGCCGATGCGTCCGATATCGAATGGACAACCGAAATTGCAGCAGCGCCCGAAGAAGCGGCTATTTCCTTTGGCCGCAGAGAATTCAAGCCTCAGCGCCTTGCGAAGCTGATAAAGATATCCCGAACCCTTATGCGGCACGCGCCCTCGCCCGACCAGACGGTGCTTGACAGGATACTCTATAAGGTCGAAGCCGCGCAGGAGAATGCCTACATGAACGGCGCGGGTACTAACGGCCCGCTCGGCGTATTTGTTGCAAGCGCGAACGGAGTACCCGAAGCCCGCGACATTACAAGTGCCGCGGCTGCAATAACCGCAGACGATATGATCGAAACCAAGTATGCGGTTAAGGGGCAGTATACGCGCAATGCGTCCTGGGTGATGCACCGCGACCTGTGCAAGACACTGGCCAAACTCAAGGGCAGCGACGGCCAGTATATATGGCAGCCGTCCGTACAGATGGGACAGCCCGACAGGCTGCTTGGCGCGCCCGTCTATATGAGCGAGTATGCGCCCAACACTTACACGGCGGGCAAGTATGCTGCGGTATACGGCGACTTTAGGACGGGCTACATGATTTGCGACGGCGACGGCCTGTATATACAGGTGCTCAACGAGTTGTACGCGCCGAATAACTCCATTGGTTATCTGGTCGAGTACTTCGGCGACGGCGCGCCCGTGGTAGGCGAAGCGTTTGCCCGCCTTAAAATTAAGGGCTCATAAGACGAACACGCGGGGCGCTTTGCCCCGCGCAAGAACGGAGGTTAGATATGGCGGCACAAATTTTGACGCAAACAATAATAAACGAGGCTGTAACGCTCGACGCGGCAAAGATGCATCTGCGCATTAACCCCGACGATAACAGCGAGGATATGCTGATAATTTTGCCGCTTATCGCTGCGGCGCGGGAATACTGCGAAAACTATACGGGCCGCGCGTTTGCGCCGCAGAAAATAACCGCATTGACGGACGCGGCAGGAATAACTGAACTGCCGCGTTGCCCGGTAAAAAGCATTGACAGCGTGACGGTAGACGGCAAGGCCGTGGAGTATACGGCGGACATGCGGCGCGGAACGGTGACGGTCAACGAACCCAATGCGACTATCACATACACGGCGGGCGGGAATGTGCCGTTTATGGTACGGCAGGCAATGCTGCTGCTGATTGGGCATTGGTACGCCAATCGCGAGGCCGTAACAACCGCAAATACAAGCGAGGTTGACACGGCGGCGCAGGCCATGCTGCGGCAATACAAAGGCTGGTGGTTTTGATGGCGGCACGCGCAAACGCGGGTGAGCTGCGAACAAAAATCACCATAAAAAACCCCGTATATACCATAAGGGACGGCTTCAGCCGCGAAGAATTTGTGAACGCATTTACGCGGCCTGTGTGGTGCAAGTGGGTTAACGCGCACGGCGCGGAGATATATCAGGCCGCCGAGCTGCATTTACGCGAACCCGCAACGATAACCATGCGCTATTCGCCGTTGGTGACGGTCAAAAGCCGCATATGGCGGGAGAGAGACACAGATCCGTATGAGGTGATAAGCATCAACAACGTCAACGACCGCTGCGAATTTTTGGAAATCAAAGTACAAAGGGTGGTGACGGCATGACGATTGCGGAAATATTGCAAGACAAATACACCGTATGCCACCCGCCCTACATGGGCGACGCGACCGAGTACGTAACTTATCAGCTTATCACCCAATCGACAACACTGTACGCCGAAGGAACCGAGGCAGAAACGTCCGTACTGTACGCGGTAGACTACTATACCAAGACCGTGCCATTTGAGGCGAAACTGCTTGAAATCAAGCGACTTTTGCAGGCGGCGGGATGGACTTGCACCGTAAATGCCGAGGACTATGAGCCAGATACGGGGCTGTATCACATCCCCATGACGGCGACACATATAGGCGGTATATATGGCTAAGATGTATGTGGACGGCATAGACGCCATACAAAACGCCTTACATGCGACCGAGGACGGCATAGCGGACTTTGTGGACGATTTGCTTGTGGATGGCGGTAAAATCGCAAAGAAAAAAATCGAGGAAAGCATAACGCGGCACCATCACGTCAGAACGGGCGAAACGACGCTGTTAAGGTCTATCAAAATCACAAAAGGCAAAGACAAGGACGGGCAAAAATACAGCGAGGTTAAAGCTACTGGAATAAGAGAAAGAAACTCGAAGGGCACCGCAAACAGCTATATCGCATATGTCCTGAACTACGGGCGGTCGAATTACCGCGGTACGCATTTTTGGACGGAAGCGGAAGAACAAGCCCGCAAAGAATACGAAGAACTGATGGAGAAGAAAACAGAACAATACCTGAAGGAGAAAGGACTAAATTAAATGCCTACTTTTGACTTGCGCGGCCTGAAAGTGGCCGAGTACAAAAACGCAAGCGGCACGGTGACATACGACACCCCCACAAGCATGGGCGACGCTATGACCGTGCAGCTTAATCTTACGTCCGCCGAGGGCAGATTATACGCGGAGGGCAAGCTTGCCGAATATATGAAACAGGTAACGGGCGGCACAATATCCGCGGGAGTGAAGTATATACCCGACGATGCCCAGAAGCTAATGTTTGGCGTAACCGAAAAATCCCGCACCATATCCACTACCGCGACCAAGAGCCTATTGACCACGGCGAAGGACACGCCCAAGTATGTCGGCCTTGGCTTTTATGCGCCCGATATGCGGGACGGCTCGAACAAGGTAACGGCTTGCTTTGTACATAAAGTGCTTTTCGGCCAGCCTACAATGAATTTGCAGACCAAAGGCGAAAACATACAATTTCAGACCCCGACGACGACGGGTGAGTTTTTGCCGAGCGACGCGGAAACACAGGACATTATGGAGACGGCCGTGCTTGACGATGCCGCCAATGCCATAGCGTGGATAAATGCTTGCTTTGGCGCGAGCGCGTAAGGAGGTCGTATGGACGATATTAGGCTTAAGACCGCGCCGTTTGAATGGCGTGGAGAAAAAATAGAGCTGTGCTGCAACATGAACGTTTTGGCGGACGTGCAAGAAGCCTACGGCGGTAACATATCCCGCGCGTTTAAGGGCAGCACCATACGGGCGACGCTGACATTTTTGACGGCGATGATAAATGACGCTACGGACGGCGATTTGACCGTGCGCGAGGTAGGCCGCGAAATCCCTATAAGCGAACTGGGCTATATAAGCGGCGTTGTGCTGCCCCTTGTGACCGAGGCACTGAAAAGCGCGGGCGGCGAGGACGCAGAAAAAAAAACGGAGACAGCGGCGAACCGCTGAATTTTGCATGGTATCTTGCTGTGTGGGTGATGGCGTTACGGCTGCCCGAGCGTGATTTTTGGGCAACTGCAACGCCATACCGCATAGAAAAAATATTAACAGCGTATAAAGAGATAGGCAAGGCGAAAGAGGCTGGGAAGCCCGTAAGCCTTGCGGAATACTTAGGAGTATAAAGCGATGCCGAATATTAGAACACGATTTGTCGCGGAAGGCGAAAAAGAATATAGGCAAGCGCTTGGCAACATAAACGGCAGCCTGAATATACTTAACGCTGAAAGCAAAAGGCTACAGGAACAATTTAAGGGCAATGAGGATAGCCTCGAGGCATTAACAGCAACAAACAAAAATCTTAATAAAATTGTCGATGAATTGACGAAGAAGCAGGAACTGCAACAGGAACAATTAAAAAAACTGACGGAAGCATACGGCGAAAATGATGCCCGCACCATGCGCATGGCCAAAGCAGTAAAAGACACCGAAGCCGCCCTGCTGAAACAAAAACGCGCGCTTGAAGAAAGCAAGGATGCCGTAGAAAACTTTGGGCAAGAAGAAAGCAAGGCAGAAGAAAACACCCAAGACCTTGGCGACGCGCTTAACGATATCGGCGGGAAGTTTGGGATAAGCTTACCGAAAGAAATGACCAACACCCTTAACGGGATGCTTAACCTTGATGCGCAGACACTTGTGCTTGCGGGGAGCTTTGCCGCAGTGGCCGCGGCGGTTGTAGAAGCCGAAAAAGCGCTTATAAGCCTGACAATAGAATCAGCGGCATACGCGGACGAAATACTTACGCAATCCGTGGTGACGGGGCTATCGACCGAAGCGCTGCAAGAATATCAGTATGCCGCCGAGCTTGTGGACGTATCGCTGGATACGCTCACATCAAGCCAAACAAAAATGATAAGGAGCATGGACGCGGCACGGCGCGGCAGCAAAGAGCAAGCGGAAGCCTTTGACAAGCTGGGCATTAGCGTGCAAAATGCGGACGGCACGCTGCGCGATGCACAAGAGGTTTTCGGCGATGCAATAGACGCGCTTGGGGCTATAAGCAATGAAACGGAACGCGACGCGATAGCAATGACCATCTTCGGGCGTTCCGCGCGCGACCTAAACCCATTGATAAAAGCCGGCAGCGACGGCTTGCGCGAGCTTACCCAAGAAGCGCACGATGTAGGCTATGTAATGGGCGAAGAGGCATTAGATGCTTTGGGCGCGGTTGACGACCAGCTACAGCGCATGAACCGCTCAGGCGAAGCCCTCAAGAATCAGATTGCCGTCGGCATGGCTCCGGCAGTCGAAAATCTGATGCAAAAAGGGACTGACCTTTTCGTGCGGCTGCAAGAAGCCGCCGAGGGGTCTGGCATTTTAGAGGTTTTCGGCGCGCTGCTTGACGTGGTATCTGCGCTCGAGCCGCTTTTTGATGTCCTTTTCGGCACGGCGGAGGACGGCGTGCCTGTGCTGCAAACGCTTGCGCTTGCGCTGGGCGTGCTGGCCGACGCGCTGACCATAGTAGCCAACACGATAGCAATAGTAATAGAGCTGTTTAAGCAGCTATTTAACCTTATCAGCGGCAAGGGCTTTGATGACAGCAATCTTACTCGCTATGGCGAAAACATAGCCAAGGTTTTTAGCGACGAGGGAGCAAGCGCCCGGGCGTGGAGCGGCGGCTTTGGGAGAAATATAGGCCGCAACGCGGACGGCACGGACTACTGGCCCGGCGGGCTGACTTGGGTAGGCGAACGCGGGCCGGAACTGGTATCCCTGCCGCAAGGCAGCAGGGTATACAGCGCAGAGGACAGCCGCAGCATGGGCGGCACGAATAATTATTATTTGACCGTGCAATCGCGCGACATGGAAACCGTGGCGGCAATGACGGCAACGTTCAAGCGTGCAAGGCAGGCAGAAAGGGCAAAATAATGGCAAAAACGATAATAAAAACATATTTTACAGGCGGCATCGGGTTAGACAGCATAATCCGGGTAGACGGCTCTGCCGAACAATGTCAAAAATATATAAGGGGGATAACAAGGCTTGATTATAGCGGACTGATTGTCCCCACGGGGAAAAAAGCAATATCCCACGTTATAAAGCTACACCTGGGTACATCCAATGAAAAGTATGGCAATAGATTTACCCGATCTGTAACGCCACCGGATGGATACACAACGCAATCAATAAATACGTTCCCGTCGGAGGTCGAGGTTAATCCAACGCCAGCGATACCAGCGAGAAGCTTTGCTTACATGCGGTATATTGCTGGCTATGCGAGCGTAGCAAAAGAGTATAACGCCATGCCGAGCGAGATAGCGAGCGGGGACTGGATAACGCTCGAGCTACCACAGGGGGAAGATTTGCCAAGCGACGGCAGCATATACCTTGCACAGATGTCGGCATATACGCCAGAAAATAATCCAATAGAAAATCGTGTCCCCGGCAAAGTGGCGTATAAATATAGAGACGGCACGGTAGAGTACTATGCTTATGATTTTTATTCGCATTTTTGGACGGATTATACCAACTATGAGCTATCAAACCGCAGCTACATAGAAACAGTAATTGCCGACTGCCCGCAAATCCCGACCGTAAAAAGCCCTGTGCTGGGCGAGACGGTCGCGCCGAGCGGTGGCGTGGTGCGCTTCAACTGGGCGCATAACTCCAGCCCGCAGAGCAATCTGCCGCAAAAGGGCTACAATTTGCAAATATCGGGCGACGGCCTGACATGGGAAACCATCACCGCGACAAGCACCAATCAATATGCCGATGTGCCGATTGCCAAAATCCCCAGCGGTAATTTTTACTGGCGCGTGCAGACCATAGACACAGACGACGCGCCCAGCGATTACAGCGACCAAGCATATGCATACTACGGTACAGCACCGACCGCGCCAAGCATAGTGACAAGCGTTTTCACATCGGCAAAGCCGCGCTTGATATGGACGACGACATTTGCACAAAGCGCGTACAAAGTGCAAATCCTAAAGGGCGCGACCTACATAGTGGACATCACCGCCGAGAGCAGCGACCAATTTTATGACATTCCCGTAGCGCTTGAAAACGGGGAGCAGTACACCGTGCGCGTATCTGCGCGGGACGAAGCGGCGCACTACAGCGCGTGGGCAGAGGATACCATAACGGCAAATTACATAATCCCGACAACGCCAAGTTTCGTGCTTTCAAAAAAAAAAGATAGCATCGACATAGTGATAAGCCATAATCAAACGGGGATACTGCGGTACGATATATACCGCTTTGCCCCCGGCGACACGGATTTTATCCGCATCGGCAGCACCACGACAAAAAAATATAAGGACTGGTCTGTGATGGATGGCGAAGTGCGATATAAGGTTATAGCTGTAAGTGACAGCGGCGAAAGCAAGGGCGCGCAGCAACGCACGACATTTGAACTGACGACGGGGTGGCTTACGCCCGTGGACGACCCCGCGCATCCGTTCGAGGTGCGCTACAACGTGCAGGACAGGTATTATACCGATTATGACGTTAGCATGATGGAATACTCGGGGCGTGAAAAGCCCGTGGCAGAATTTGGGCAGCTTGCCCAGAGGTCTGTGACGGTATCCTTTGCCACAAATGACAAGGACGCATACAAGGCGCTTGAACGGGTGATACGGCAGCGCAAAACGATATTGTATCGAAATGCACGCATGAAAATGTACGGCGTGTGCATAAGCCCCTCCGACCAGCCCGCAGACTACTACGGCATGATATATAATCTGTCGTTTATCATAAACGAAGTCGAATATAGCGAGGTAGTATGATGCAGTTTGCACGGGCAGGATATACAGATGCAGAGATACAAGCGGCGCTTGTAGCGCCTACACGGCAAATCCGCGTGCGCTATGAATTGCTGGGGCGCGACTTGCAGTACAAACGCGACATAACGACTGTATCCAGCGGCACTATAACTTTTGACAGCGGCAGTGCGATAATGCGTACTGCCGCTTTTGAGATGCACGACGAGGAGATAGACTATCTCAGCGCGCGTGTCCGCCCCGTCTTTGGGCTGCGCATGGAGGATACATGGGCGGAGTGGCCGCTGGGTGTCTTTGTGCTGTCGTCGCCGGAGCGCGTGGCGAAAGCTAAGACGGTATCGCGCACGGTGGAAGCATACGACCTTAACCAGCTGCTAAAGACGGATGGCATATCCACGCGGCTATACTATCCGGCAGGGACGCGCTATACGGACATAGTGCTTAATGTGCTGTACGGTGCGGGCATAACCCGCGCTAACATCGAGGGTGCGGAGGACACCATTGCCGAGGCGGTAGAGTACGCGCCGGGGGCGTATCGGCTGGACATAATCAACGAGCTTTTGGCGGCAATAAATTATACGCCCATACACCCCGACGCAAACGGAATCTTTATCGCGCGCAAGCAAAGAGACATCGAACTGAGCGATATCGCGTACAAGTACAGCACCAAGCAAGACAGCGTGATAATGGGCGAGGCCAAAGAGGCTGTAGACTACTTCGACACGCCAAATAGATTTATCGCTTATGTATCATCTCCGGAAGTCGCGCCCATGCGGGCGGTGTATGAAAACGCCGACCCGCAGTCGCCACTAAGCACCAAAAACAGGCAAGTGGTGACGGAAGTAATCGAACTGCGTGACATAAGCACACAGGCGGAGCTTGATGCGTATGTGCGCCGCCGAGCAATCGAAGCCGAGGCAGACTTGCACGGCATAGACTTTACCACGGGGCTTATGCCGATGCACGGCTATAAGGACGTATACCAATTCGAGCATGACGTGCTTGGCATAAATGAAATTTATCAAGAGACCGCGTGGAGCATGGAGCTGCGTGCGGGCGGGAAGATGCGGCACAAAGCAAGGAGGATAATAGAATGAATTTTGCTACCATAAAAGCCGTGTATGACGACGGGGTGACGCTGGCGTTTGACGATGGCAGCGAATCGCAAAAGCATTACAAGGTCAACAGCGGCGTGGTCTTTAACGCGGGCGATCGTGTAAGAATTTTGGAGGATAACGGCACATATGTCGTTGAATATGTGGTAGGCCGGCCAATAAAGGCAATCAATGCAGGGACGGCAAGCACCGCAGGCAGCGCGAATAAACTTAGTACTGCCCGACAAATCCGACTGACTGGCGATGTGGAAGGGACAGCAAACTTTGACGGAAGCGCCAACATATCCATTAGTATATCGTCTTTGCGCACGGCGGCGCTTAAAAATGCATACGCGCCGAATGACAAAAACAAGGATATATCGTTATATGCCCAGTATAATAATGCGCTTTATTATCGCGTGGGCTCAAATACGCTTGTAAAGCTACAAAATGGCTAAGGAGGACACATGGATTACAATATCACCCTAACCGCCAACCACCAATCTTTGACCGCCGAATATCTCCCCCTTGCCGCTGAATCTGTGCAGTACCTTACCGCAAAGGTGGTGTGCGAGACCGAGGACTGGACGGGGCGCAAGATAAAGGCTATGTTTGGGCAGGGCTGCACGGTGCATGAAGTGTCCGTGACAGACGGGGAGATAACCGCTAAGCAGCAGCTTAACCTTACAGCGGGCGACTGGTGCGTATGGCTTGTGGGCAACTCCGCGCGGGACGGCGAAGTAATCCCGCGTATCACCACAAACATTGCGCATATCAGTGTAGCCCCGACAGGCGGCACGGAGGGTAATCCATTCCCCACAATCCCGCCTACGGCGGAGGAGCAGCTGCGGGCAGATATGGGCAATCTTGCCGACCTGACCACGAAGGACAAGAGCAACCTTGTGGCGGCAATAAACGAGGCGGCTGAAAGCGGCGGTAGCAAGGACGCTGTGACTTATACCCCGCAAACCCTGACGGAAGAGCAGCAGACGCAGGCGCGGGAGAATATCGGGGCGTACACCAAACCAGCATCCGGCATACCTAAATCCGACCTTGCGGACGATGTGCAGACAAGCCTTGCCAAGGCCGATACGGCTATATCTCTCGGCCTGACCGCCGCCACCCCTGGCCAGATAATCAAGGTAAAGACCGTGCAGGACGGCAAGCCGACCGAATGGGAGGCGGTGGATATGCCGAGCGGGGAAGAATGGGAAAAAATTGCAGATATTGAACTGCGTGCAGATACGGCATTGTATGTGCTTGCTGACTTCGCAGTGTGGCGTAAAGCAAAAGTAATTATGCGGCGTCCGGCATATGTTAGTGGATTAAACCAAAACGTGTGGTGTCATGTTAAGGCGAAAAACGGCCCAGTCAACAAATTTTATGGTTGCGGATATTTAGCAGCGGAGTACGGATATGCTTACTGGGATTTTTCGGCAGAAGTTAGTAACAATGTTATTTCATCGACCACACTGCGAAACAACAACGTTAACGCCCCCAATCACGTTCTGTCAACACAAACGCTAACAGCGCTTGACTTTCCGCCAACAGATTATGTGTTTACACTAACATTCACTGATACTTCTATGATTCAAGATGGCGACAAGGTAACGGTAATAGGGGTGAGACGATGAAAAAATATGTAAATGGCGAATACATCGATATGACCGCAGAAGAAATAGCGGAGCTTGAGCGGCTTGCGGCAGAACAGCCCGCGCCCGAACCCACGGCAGAAGAAAGAATAGCGGTGCTTGAAGAAGCGTTAAATATGCTTTTGTCGGGGGTGACGGAATGACGGACGAACTGCGCAATAGAATCCTTGCGTATAACCGCAAGATAAAGGCTGACCGCGCGGAGCGGGACGAGCTGCAAGCCAAGCTTGACCGTATCCGCGAGGCAGTGGATGGTATGACGGGGCTGCCGAGCGTATCAAAGCTTGCGGCCTTTTTAGAGACCATCAAAGAGATTATAAAGCCAAAGGAGGGCTAAAATTATGAAAAGATACTTTGCAATGGTGCTTGCCGTTGTGCTGCTGTGCATATGCACGGGCGCAATGGCTATGGGCTGGGGACTCACGGATAATCCGCCCCCGACTTACACCGTGACCGTGACTAAGCTGGACAAGGTGGCGACCACCAGCGGCGCGGCCTATACCCCTGCACCGGGCAAGGCTGCTACAGTCGGCACGGTGGTGTACTTTACGGCAAAATTTGCAGATGCCGAAGGCAATCCCGTGCAGGGCACTATCAATCTTACGGATATGGACGTGCTGTATCTTGATGGCGATGTAGTCGCCGCGATAGTCACAGGCACATACCCCGCTGTGCGGGCGGTATACAAGTATACCACCCCGTTGGCGGAGCTGACCTATGACGGCAAGCCTGTGACCATAGTCGGGGATACCGTGACCATAGGCAGCTTGACCTTCACCCGCCGCAATGGCGCGGCGGTAGATGTGTCCATAGCAGGCGGCCTTGCCGACCTGACCCGCGAATTGAACGCGCTGAATATGACGCTTGACGACATCTACGCGGGCAAGATATATATGGACGATGCTGCGCTTGTGGCAAATCTCGGGCAGCACATCAAAGCCGAGGCCACGGCAGTTTGGGGTGCTGATAGCGTGGTAGTGCGCACACCCGACTTGCCGCAGACTGGCTCCGCGCCCGTGTATATAGGCTATATAATGATTCTTGCCGCGCTGGCCTTGGTGGGAGTAAGAGTATGGGCGAAAAGGTGAAGGAATTTTTGGCTTACCTTGAAAGCCACATCGGGGACGCTTATGTCTGGGGCGCACAGGGCGAAAGGGTAGACAACCGCGTCGACCTTGAAAAATGGGTGCGGAGGAAGGAAACTTCACGCCGCGAAGCCGACCGCGCCCTTGCATACATCAAAAAAGCCACAAAGAAGCCGCTGTACGCCTTCGATTGCAGCGGCCTTATAATTCATTGGCTGCGTGACATAAAAGGGCTTATCGATGGCGATACAAGCGCCCAAGGCTTATACGGGCAATGTACCCAAAAGGGCAAGCTGGGCGCGTGGAGGATGGATCCCGGCGACCTTGTATTTAGGTACAGCTTCGGCAAGGGCAAAATGGGACACGTCGGCGTATACGTCGGCAACGGCATGGTGATAGAGGCACAAGGCCGTGACGCTGGCGTAGTGATGCGCCACTTGTCTTACGGCGGCTGGACGCATCAGGGCAGACACCCCGCGCTGGCCGAGGATACCGTCCCAACCGTCTTTAGGCTGACCTCGCCCATGATGCACGGCGAAAATGTTAAGCTTATGCAGGCCGCATTGAACGCCTGTGGCTACGACTGCGGCAAGGCCGATGGAATCTGTGGGAAGGCCACAATGACGGCTGTAAAGGCCTTTGCAACAGCGCATACGGAGGTATAGCCCGTGGAGTGGTGGGGATGGTGTGCATCAATACTGGGGGCAATTGTCCTTATCGCGCAGGGCATAAAGGCGGTAAGGGAAATCATAGCCCCCGCATTATCTATGCGGGAGAAGCTGGAGAAGGTGCTTGAGCATGACTCGAACGACTTGAAACGGTTTGAGGATATCAACACAAAATTTGCGCAACAGGAAGTCACAAATCAGGCTATTATAACCGGCCTTGTGGCCCTTATAAATCACGAGATAGACGGAAACGGAATTGACGGGCTGAAAAATGCCCGCGCAGAACTTTTGCAACACATAATTGAAAGGAGATAAGAATAATGACGAACGAATTTTTTACCTGGGCGGTGCTTTTGACTTACGCGGGGGCGACCCTCGCAACCAGCCTTGTAACCCAGCTTATCAAGGGCGTGGGCTTTATCGACAAAATTCCCACGCGCCTGACCAGCTATGTAATTGCGCTTGTGGTGCTTATAGCGGCCACATTTTTCACGGGCGGCCTGACCCTTGAGGCGGGGGCGCTGTGTATGATAAATGCCGTGGTTGTGTCCCTTGCTGCCAATGGCGCATATGACGCGATAGCCCGCGACAAGAAATAAAATTGCCGCCGCCCCTCTGCGACAAAAATTGCCGGAGGTGATAGGCCGATGAGAAGCCGGCCTGTGTGGTGGACAAAAACATTTTGCAGACCCTCTCCCGCGCGGAGTGGGAAGGGATAATCTATCAGCGGATTTTCTGTGAGCGCGACCGCTGGCTTGTGGCGCGGCATTTGCTGGATGGTGTGCCGTATGACAGGCTTACAGCGGAGTATCAGGCGCGGTACACCGATGCGCCGTTAGAGTATGACCAAATCCGCCGCCGATACAAGGCGGCAGAGAGAACCCTTATAAAATATGCCCCCTAATGGGGGCTTTTTATTTTTTGGGGGGCTTGACGTATGCCTGATGCTGTGGTATTTTAATAGTGCCATCCGGTAACGGATGTGGGTTGAAATATTTGACTTTTCGTTTTTGCGTTTGGGACGCATGCCACCTGCTTGCGGGTGTGGATTGAAACATTATTTATCTTTGGTGGGGTTTCAAACCGAAGAAAAAGATGCACCGCCGTGCATCTTTTCCCTTTATCTGGTTATTTTACCCAGCCCCAAAGATTTATCCAGCTTTTGGGACAAAATATCCGGTACATATAGGGCGGGCTTATCCAGTTGAGATGGTCGAATATCCAGGCATCACCCCATTCATCATCGCCCGCCAGTGCATCCAGCTCCGGTATCCGCTCATCTGACACGCAGTACACCCCATAGCCCTCGTCCGTGATGTAGTGGCGCAAAAATTCCATGTGGTACTTTTCGGCTAAGGCCATCAGCGTGGCCTTGGTTCTCGGCATCCTTGCTTCCATTTTTTCTCTCCTTTGGGGCGGCATTGCCGCCCCTTGCCCTCTGCGTCTTAGCGGTTCAGCGCCTCGGCGGCGTGCTTGGCTACTGCCGCATCGTAGGCGGAGTCGCAGTCCTCGTAGCTGTCAAAGTCTATATCCAGCTCATAGCACAGCGCCTCGACAAGATTCGGCTCCCATTCGGCATCGTCGTCTATGGCCGCTATAAGCTCATCCGCCGTAGCCGCGCGGACTTCGCTGCGGGGGAAGTCTTTTTCCGCTACCCTCCACATGGGGATAAAATCTTCGCCATACTGCTCATAAGTCTCGGTGCCTTCAATCGCTTTGTAAACCTTCATAATTTTTAACTCCCTTCGGGGCTTTTGCCCCTTGCTTTATCTTATGGCCTTATTATAGCATGCAATTCCATTCTTGTCAAGCATTTTGCTTGACAAAATTAAAAATATTTTTCCCCTACATATATATGCCAAAAACCTCGGCCAATGTGGCCTTGTGCTTTTCGGGGATTGGCCGCTTTCCGCTTGTCCAGTCGGATACGGACTGGCGGGTCATGCCGCAAGCAGTGCCGACTTTTTCCAGCGTCAGCCCCTTTTCGCGCAGTTTTGCCGCAAGATATTCGGGGTCGTTAAGGATGGACGCGGCCTTACCGCGATAAAAAGCCAAGTCCCACATACATTGCTGCTCCGCGCTTATGACCTTATCACCATCGTCAAAATCTTCGGGCGCAAGCGGCTGGATCGCGTCGCTTATGGCGCGATCGAGGGGGCGCGTCATCTTGCGGGCGGCCATAATCCACCGCATGGACAGCGCGAAGCCATGTGCCGGACGGCGTTGCGCCTCCGCGAATAACGCTGGCTCGCTAAACTTATCGGGGCTGATGTGCCACATCAGCCCGTAGATATACCCAAGTGTCTTTACTGCTTCATCGCGCATTTTTATTCTCCTTTCTCAATCCCACATGTGTGCGGCGCAGTAATCTGCCCATTCTTTGTCCATATCTTCTACGGCTTTTTTGTAATCCTCACCGTTTATGATTTTTTCCAGCGCCTTGCGGCCTGCTGAGCGTTTAGCCGCGTTGTCAGACTGCGCGTAATGCTCTGCCGTAAGGTAGGCGGCTGCGCGGGGGTACTTGGCTTTCAGTTCGGGGATATTCATTTCCGGCGCCCTGGGGGCGCGTGCGTCCCCGCGCTCCATCATGCGGGCAAATGCGTCGCGGTAATCTTCCCATGCTTCGGCGGCGGCTTCCAGTTCTTTCAGCCCGCGTATGCCAGCGATTTTCTTGCGACGTTCTTCCAGCTTTGCCGCTTCGGCGGCCTTCTCGGCTTCCTTTTTCTCCTGCTCGGCCTTGAGGTAATCTATGATTTCGGGCTTGTGTTCTGTGGCGTATGCTTTCACCGCTTCGGCGTTCTGCGGGCGTACATTGCGTATAGCCATTTTATCTTCCCCCGCAAGCGTGATGCTGTACTCGCGGACAAACTGTTCGATGGTCAAATCCTTGATAGTGTGCTTCATTTTTTACTCCCTCTGGGCTTGTCGCCCTTGCTTTATCTTATGGCTATATTATACATCGGCTTACACTATTTGTCAAGCGTTTTGCCTGACAAAATTAAAAAATATTTTTGCCCGCCAAATGCCCTATAAATTCCCTCCCCGCGCCCAGAGCGCGGGGCTTAATTTTTGCGAAAATAAGGCATAAGGAGGCGAAAAAAATGTGGAATCCCAACCCCTTTTTTGGCGGCTATCAGCAGCCCCAGCAGTACCAGCAGCGCACCGAAATTGCCCAAGTCAATGGCGAGGGCGGGGCGAAGGCATATAGCCTTGCGCCCAATAGCAGCATCTTGCTGCTGGACACCACCGCGCCCATAGTCTGGCACAAGTGTACCGATAGCGCGGGATACCCTACACTGACCCCGTACACCATCACACCGTATCAGCCTGCGCCGCCGGTGGATATCAATGATTTAGCGACGCGAATATCAAAATTGGAGGAAAGACTAAATGCCGAATCCCATATTGCAAGCAATGAAAGCTGGAAGCCAGCAGACCCCGCAAATATCTCCGCAGCTAATCGCACAGGCGAAAAGCATGATGGGAATGCCCGCGCAAATGAAGCAGGTAATACGGATGCTCGGCGGGCGTGACCCCCAGCAGATGTTTTATAGTCTGTGCCAGCAAAAAGGCATAGACCCTGAAAGCATCTTATCACAGATACGATAAATCACGCGCGATTTATATACCAAAAAATTATGAAGGAGAAAGACAATGGATAATGTACCCTCTTTGGCGGATATCGCCGCCGTAACGGACAAAAACGACGGCCTTGGCGGCAGCATGGGCGGAGGATTCTGGATATTCGCCCTTATCGTGCTTTTGGCTATGATGGGCGGAGACTTTGGCGGCTTGGGCAATCGCGGCAACGGTGACTACGGCCAGTACGCGACCGCAGCGACGCAGCAGGAAATCCTTTTCGGCCAGCATTTTGGCCAGCTTAACGACCGCTTGACCAACGTTGGCAACGGCATATGCAGCCTTGGCTACGATATGCAGGGCAATATCGGCCAGCTGGGCAAGGAAATGGCCATCGCGCAGAATGCCACGAATATGACCGTTATGCAGTCCGCAAACAGCATACAGTCCCAGATGGCGGAGTGCTGCTGCGTCGTACAGCGTGGCATGGATGCCATTAACGCCAATATCGACGCAAAATTCGCAGCGCTCGAAAAGGCGCAGCTTGAGCAGCGCATAGCACAGCTTGAGCAGGCTAATAACCAGCTGTTTGTCCGCGAGCAGCTGACGGGCGTGGTACGCTACCCCAACGGCTACACCTACAACGCCGGAAATAGCCCGTTTTGCGGCTCCGGCTGCGGTAACGGCTGCTGCTAAGACATGACACACCATCCGGCATTGCCGTGACTATCGGGGCGGCTTAGACCGCCCCTTGATTATGAAAGGAGAAAATTATGGCTTGTAAAAATATTTGCCAGCTTTGCCCTCGCCTGATTATATCCCAGTCCGTGACATTTGTGGCGGGTACTGGGCTTATCATCAATCTGCCCGCAGGAGTATACGCCAACGGGGAGAAATATTGCATCGTCGTGGCGCAGAGCATACCCGATACCACCACTATATCCGCGCCCGTATATATCACCATCGGCACAGGCACGGCGCAGTATCCCCTGATAAATCGCTGCTGCGCACAGGTGACCGCGTGCAGCATGCGCAAGCGCACCAAGTACAGCACCGTAGTATCCACCACCCCTACGGGCGGGACGTTTAAGCTGCTCGGCAACCCACCTTGCGCACCGAATAATGACTTGACGGGTCTGACTGGCGGAGCCGTCGCCACCGTGGCGGAGGCGGCTAAAAAATGAAGCTAATTAACGATTTGTCCGAGCAGATTTGTGAAGAAATCGCGGACGCTGAAAAGTATGCTAAGTGGGCGCTTGCGGTCAAGGACGATATGCCGACCGTGGCGCAGACCCTGTACACCATATCGGGGCAGGAGCTGACCCACGCATCCATGCTGCACGACCTTGTAGTCCGCGCCATATCGGACTACAAGGCCAAGCATGGCGACCCGCCCGCCGATATGCTGACGCTGTATAACTATTTACACGGCAAGCAGATAGACAAGACGGAACGTGTAAAAAGGTATCAGGAGATGTATAAGGCGTAATCTATTTACACCAATCTCTGGCAACTTTCCGGCAACCTTTTATTGTTCGCTTGCGTCAATGCTTGCGTACAAAAATGCCTAATTATGGGCGTTTTACGCGACAATGGCGTACTTTGTTGGACAAAAAATCCTTGTAGCTGCCGGATACCAAAGAAGAAAAGCACTCATAAAAATGGGTGCTTTTTCTTAGTAAATTAGGCATTTTTTAATTACCGCCGTTGCCGTGCGCTTTGGGACTGGCAACTTTAAGGCAACTTTTTTCAAATGCGCCCTGTAACTGTTCTGCACTGTATTTTTCCTTCTGCGCCGAAAGATGTGAATATATTTCAAGCGTTATTTTCGCGTTGGCGTGGCCTAAATATCTTTGGGCGGAAAGCACGTCCACGCCCGCGTTATACAGCACGCTGGCGTAATTATGCCGAAGGTAATGCGGGGTTATAACCGATATCATCCGCCCGCCTTTTTCAATCGCGTCAATCTCCGGCGCGATACCATATAGCCGCGCCATTAAGTCGTCCCATAGGCGGTATCGCGTCGCATTGCGGTGATATGACCCTGTGGACGACGGTACTACATATGACTGCGGCAGACCGCGCACGGGGCGCAGCTTGTCCGCCAGTTCGCGCGGCATGGGGATTGTCCGCACGGACTTATCCGTTTTGGGTGCATCTATTTCCCCCGTCTTGCCGGCCGCCTGCTGCTCTATGTGAATTGTCCCCGCCTTGAAGTCAACGTGCCGCCATTGCAGGCCGCAAGCCTCGCCGTAGCGCATACCCGTGTAGTATAGCAGGGCAAGCATTAGCGTGCCGTCCTCATCCATCAGCCGCAAGACCGCATCTGTCTCCGCGTCCGTTAATGCCCTGCGCGTCTCCTTGGGCTTGGACGGGATTGTAAGCCCGACAGTGATGTCACGCGGGATAAGTCCTTGACTATACGCGCGCTGAAATACCCCGCGCAGGATTGTAGATATGTTGCCTATTATGGCCGCGCACGTGTCGGCCTTGGCGTTCAGCAGCCGCTGCAAATCCTCCGTGGTGATTGCCGTAAGCCGCCGCCCCGCCAACGCGGGGAAGATATGCTTATATAGTGCCGTGCGGTATGACATTTGCGCGGATACGCCTATATGCGGCTGCTTATACACCTCGTACCATGTCAGCGCGTATCGGTCAAAAAGTATCCCCTCCGGCACGGCGTTCGCCCCCGTGACGTACTTTTCACGCGCTGCCGCCTTAGCCGCTTCAAGCTCCTTTTTCGTCCGTCCTGATACATACTTGACTATGCTTTTGCCGTTCGCGTCCGTGCCGACTGTGATTTTTGCACGGTAGCGCCCATCTTTTTGCTTCGCCATTTTATTGCCCCTTCCTTCTTTTTATGATATAATAGGGGCGAGCGTAGTTCGGCTATATCTCGCTCCCTTTCCTTTGTACCGTGCAGATTGCAGCTGCACGGATTTTTTATAAATTCATCAAATCGTAAAATACATTCTCCGATATTATCTGCAAGTCCGCCCCCTTCGCGATTAGGCTTTCAGCCCTTTTGAGCTTGCTGCTTTTGCCGTCCTTGATTTTGCTGTAATCGCTCGCGCCCAAAATCAAAAAATTGGTGTCCTTTGTAACCCTGTTGTCGCACAGCCCGCCGACATTTACCACGGCCTGCGCCGCGTCCAGGCGCACCATTTTGGCAAGCGTGCCAGTAAATACGCAATGCTTGCCATACAGCGGGTGCATCTCGTCCACCGTTGTGCCGTCTGCCGTAAGTGCGTGCAAGTCTGGGCGGGAGCTGCCATGGCTTGCCATCGCCGCCGTGAAATCGTCTCTACCTATGTCTGCATCTATACGCGCCAGCAACGCCTTGTAGCAGTCAATCGTAGCACGACAGTCACCTATGGCGCGGTGAGCCTGCGCATGGTCAACACCGAGCGCATTCACAATGTCCCTAAGCCGGTGGTGCTTCAAGTCGGGCAGCACTCGGCGCGATATGCGCATGGTATCTATATAGCCGTTGCTTACGGGCGTTAAACCCTGACGTTCACAATTATCATAGATAAAATTGATATCAAAGTTGATATTATGGCCTAAAATTATATCGTCGCCCAAGAAGTCACGGGCGGCGGGAAGCACCTCCGGCAGCGCCGGGGCGGCCGCAAGCATATCATTTGTTATGCCCGTCAGCTCTGTTATAAATTCGTCTATCTCCACGCCCGGGTTTACCAGCGTGCTATACTCCGCCGCTACTTCGCCGTGGCGGACGCGCACCATGCCTATTTCTATAATGCTATTCCATTCCGGGTCAAGCCCTGTCGTTTCCAAGTCCAGCGCAACAAAATCCTCCGGCAGCGCATTTACGGCCTTGCCCTTGTTTTCGCGGACTTTTGCAAGCCTCTTCTCCGCCGTGGCGGAGCCTGTCGTTATCTGTACTCCCATATGTTCCACCCTTATCCTTTTCAACGCGCATTTTTTGCGCGTTATAATCTCCATGCTGCCAAATCGCCGTGGATAGATGCCAGCTGGCGCTGAAACCACCCCACCGTGGGGTTAAGCGCGTCGTATAAAAATAGCCCGACCAGTATACCCGTGATGCTGACACTGTATATCACCGACCAGCGCAGCCATTTGCCAAGCTGCCGTATGCGCGTATCCTTTTCGGCAAGCAGTTTGCCCCGCGCGTCCGCCATGGCGGCATTGTATGCTTCCTGCCGCCGCTGGCGTTCCTCGAATGCCACGATTTTGCCGCCCGCTTCCCCGTCGCACAAGTCCGCCATTGTGTAGCCCATTGCCTCGACGATTGCTTGCACGGTCTGATACGGTGATGTGTCTGGGCTGGCAAAAAATCTGCTTACGGTGCTTGTCGGGACGTTGGATTTGTCTGATATCTGCTTGACCGTCATACCAGATTTGATGCGCATGTTTTTGATTGTCTCGTCTATCATTTTCGCTTCCCCTTCCCATTTTTGATATGCTCTTTATACCGTTTTTGGGCAGTCAATCCCATTAATGGGCGCTATCCCATTTTTGACAATTTACTTTTTGCCTATTTATGCGGTACGCTTGATATGCGCATAGGGGCGCACCCACGGGGGCGGCGCATCCTACCTTGCTTCTCCGCCGCCCCCTCCACCCACCATAGATTATATGATGTATGGTGTCTGTGATATGGTATCATATCTCAACAATTTTTTGCACGGAGGATAAGACAATGACGCGCACAGAATTTTCCCATACCGTTGACCGCTTGGACGAAGAAGGCGTTAGCCTTCTCCGCTGTTACGCTGAGCTGCTAAAAATTTCGCATATGACGCAAGCGCAGCCCGCCCCTGTTCATCAAGACAATCGTAAAGATTAAGTATCTCGGCTTTTTCGGCTTCCATTTGCGAGGGCGCTGCATCTGTTAAATCGTCCAGCGTACATCCCAGCGCCCGCGCAATCGCTTTCATTGTCTCAAGGTTCGGGTTTGTGGTAGCGCCGCTGCTGATTTTGCGCAGCGTGCTAAGCGGCACACCCGACGCAGCGGCAAGCTGCTCTAAGTCCATCCCAAGTGCTTTGCGCAGCTCGGCCAACCGCCCAAATTTTGTCGGCATTTCATCACTCCCCTTTGCTTTATCTACTGATATTATACACCACATCTTATACCAAATCAAGAATAAAAGTTCCACGAACGGAACATAAAAATAAAAAAAGTTATTGACAAGTGCCTATGATGGTATTATAATGGCAGCATAAAGACCAATGATGGTATTTGACAAGACCAAAGGAGGTACATAGATGTACAGCTATCTTAAGGGCAAAATCGTCGAAAGGGGTATGAGACAAACTATCATCGCTGATGCGCTGGGCATATCCCCCAAATCCCTGGGCTTGAAGCTTGCGGGTAAGCGCGATTTCAAATGGGACGAAGTATGCCTGATACAGAGCCGCTTTTTCCCGGACATTGACAAGGACACGCTTTTTATGGCTGCCGAAGAAAAGAAAGGGGCATAAGGTGACCTGAATAATAGTCGGGTCACATCCAGAGCGAGAAAGAAGGAGGAAAAAGGAAATGAGGAAATGTGAAAATTGCGGGGCGAACCTCGACAGCGGAGAGCGCTGCGACTGCGAGCGCGACAGGGAGAAGCTTGACAGGGCGTGTGAACTGATAAAAACGGCCATATGTACCATGCAAGCGGCTGACGGGCTGCTGAGGGAGTGCGGGATTGTACTCTGCTCAACCCTCGACTATGACTACGATATCACGAACACAGTGTACGGGCAGCACATTCAGCTCCTATCGGGCAGGAAAGCCTTTGAGCGCATCACCGGAGAGAAGTGGAAGGAAGAGCAAGAGCCGGTGGGCGAGAAGTGGAAGCGGGTAGCGACCATATACCGTGGAATAAAGATCATGGAGCTACAATGGGAGGGCGAGGACAGTGGATTTTGAAAAGATGCTGCGCGAGATGATACAGCAAGCCGTGGACGAGCGTATAAACGATGCCGCGGCGGTGGAAGAACGCATGGTACACGCGCACGGAGAATACGTACCCACCACACGGGCCGCTGAACTGCTGAATGTCAGCCCTGTTACCGTGCGGCGGATGTTGGCCGATGGGCGGCTGACAGGCACAGGCGGGGAAAAGCCGCTGGTGATGGTGCGTAGCATGGCGCACATGGCAGAGACGGGCAGGACGCGCAAGCAGAAATACCCTGATTTTGCCATTATAGGGAGGTAAGCTATGGCGAAGCTGACAAGGGCTGAATTTATCGCCCGCGCCGTGGAGGACAGAAGAAAGGACAAACTGCGTGGGCAGAAAGAAGCGTATTGGGTGCGCTCTGCACATATCGACGCGGAAAGGCGGAAGAAAAGATGAACGTATGGTATATCGCATTATGGGTGTACATGGTAGCTGGCGAGGCTATACTGCTGGCGATTGCTTTTGACATCTGCCGCAAAGAGGCGGCGAAGGACAAAAAGAAAGCCCACCGAGGGAGTTAACAACGGTGAGCCAGATAAAGCCGCAGTCTTAAAGACCGCATTGATATTATATCACATCAATGCCGTTTACGCAAGCCGCGGCGGATAAAAAGCTTTTAAGCGGCCGCACGTTAGCAAAACTTATCTACAGAGATTATGGTCTGGCCGCTTGAAGATAAAAACAGCGCCGGGGCGGAGCTGTGATACCGCCCCACGAAAAGGAGAAGCAAGGCTATGAAGTATCTTAAAGTCTATACGGACTTTGCCGAGGCCATGGAGGCGCTTTCGGATGCCGAGCGGGGCCGTCTTTTCATGTCGATGCTGCAATACGCATCGACAGGCGAAGCGGGGACGCTATCGGGAGCCGAGCGATTTGTGTGGCCAATAGCAAAGCAAAATATAGACCGGGCGCAAGCCGAACTTGAAAAAAGAGCCGAAAACGGGCGCAAAGGCGGCAGACCGAAAAAAGCAAACGAAAGCGGGGAAAAGCAACCGAAAGGAAAAGAAAGCAAAAAAAAGCAAACGAAAGATAACAAAGACAAAGACAAAGACAAAGACAAAGAGAATAATATTATCCCCCTATCCCCTAACGGGGATATCCCCCCTAAAGGGGAGCGTACCCCAGCGAAGCGTTTTGTAAAGCCCACGGCGGAAGAGGTGCGTGCATACTGCGCGGAGCGCGGCAATCACGTAGACGCACAAGCCTTTGTGGACTTTTACGAGGCCAAGGGCTGGAAAGTGGGTAGCAGTCCCATGAAGGACTGGAAAGCAGCGGTGCGCACATGGGAGCAGCGGGACACGGCACAGCGGCAAACCCCGCGCCCTAACCGCCAGCGGGATTTGTATAGCAGCCGTGCATACAGCGCGGCAGAGCTTGACAGGATGGGGACAGACTTGCTGGGAGGCAAATAGATGCACACATACGAGCTAATCGAGATAAATTGCGGTGTTACAAAGGTGCTGTACACCGCAACCAGCCGCCAAGACCTATGCAGGGCATACCGCTCAGCATGCCAGCGCGGAGGGCTTGTACGCATGCGGATAGATGGCAAGATAATGCCGATATATCAGGCGGATGCGCATGCGCCCGCCGAAGCGCGGGGAGGGAGAAAATGAGACGCACATATACCCCGCCAACCGTGCCCTTGGAGGACGCGGAGCAGAGAGTTATTTTTCAATGGGCGGCAATGGAGACCGCCGCCCGCCCCGAGCTGGGGCTTCTGTATGCCATACCCAACGGCGGCAAGCGGGCAATCAAGACCGCGATTGCGCTGAAGGCGCAGGGCGTTAAGTCAGGCGTGCCTGATATGTGCTTGCCCGTGAGCCGTGGAGGGTATCACGGCCTGTACATCGAGCTAAAGCGGCAAAAGGGCGGCACGGTGAGCGAGACGCAAAAAAGCTGGATAACCGCGCTTGCCGAGCAAGGCTATAAGGCCGTTGTTTGCAGGGGCGCGGAGGAAGCAATACGGACGATAAAGGAGTATCTATGGGAGCATACATCAACAAGGACTTAAAGGAGCTTATCATCACCCTTGCTTCGGTGATTGGCTTTGGTGATGTGCTGGTCAAGACTGGGAGGCTACACCAAGAGGACGAGGACGCAGCAAAGCTGATGATGGGCGCGGCCACCACGATATCACAGCACCTCTTGCAGGGGCGGGACGCGGAGCAAGTGACGGCCTTGCAGCGACAAGCGGGATTTTATGAGATTATCGCCGTACCTAAGACCTCGGCGCGGATAGACAAGGAGTTTTATATCTGCCCGCGCGAGGACTTTGAATCACTGGTGATAGACGATTTTTCAAACCCTTGCCCGTTTTGTGAGCTGGAGGGCAAGGAGATGCGTAAATGTGGCCGCCGCAGGGCATTGATACGGTGCGGCGTGGTCGGGAACACGGAGGGCGAATGCCCGTATAAGGGAATATAAAAATAACGGCGAGAAAAATACATAAAAAGGGAGGTAATGAGGAATGACACGCGAAGAAGCAGCAAAAATACTTGAAAAGCAGTTTGATGAATCATGTGGGGATTACAGATATCAAAATAAAGACAAACTGAATTATGAAGATGCATTATGGCTTGCAATCGCCGCCCTCCGCGAGCAAAGGGAGGGAAAAATGGGATGGATAAGCGTTAAAGACAGACTGCCGGAGAATGACACGCGCGTATTGGCGTATTGCAAAGACCGCTGCATCCACGATATGAAGTGGAGATGGGCGGATAATGCGTGGTACGACAAAGGGAGTGCGGCGGTATACTTAGCGGACTTTGTTACCCACTGGTTGCCACTGCCAGAGCTACCGAAGGAGGGAAAGCAATGAGCAAATATATACGCGCTGTTGTCGCAGCCAAGGCGATAGCAGATAAGTACGGCATACCGCTTGGCGATTTGGTAGACACATTCGCCGATATCCCCGCCGCCGATGTAGTGGAGGTGGTACGATGTGAAAACTGCATTCGCCGGGGCAAGGAGGATTGCGCCATGTATTATGGCTGTGAATGCGGAGAGCAGCACGCATGGGAGACAGATAACGACTTTTGTAGCTGGGGCGAAAGGAGAGATAATGACTAAGTTCTGCATACACGAACAACACGCTGGGATATGCGTAAAGACCGGCAGTTATTGCAATGAAGGAGTTTGCCCGTATGAAGATATAAGAGATTTTGCCGAAGTAGTGCATGGACGGTGGATTGAAAAGACAGCACATGATAGGCGGCAGTATTTTGAATGCTCTAATTGCGGGAAGCAAGAGAATAAACACACTGCTATCATCGGCGGTTTTTGTTGGAACTGCGGTGCGAAAATGGGCGAAACGAAGGAGGGCACATGAAAATCAACATCAAACAAAAAACGCAAAAATTTTTTGAGGTTGGGCAGGGAGAAGTTTTTATGATTGGGGGCGCCGCATATATGCGGACGACAGATAAAGAGGATGCATACTTTAACGCTTGGAGCTTTAATCTCGATGACATAGCTCACATTGAGTTAAACGAAAACGTTATAATCCCGCAAAAGGTGACACTGGAGGTAATACTATGACCAGATACGCAGACGCAGACGAATTGCTTGCAATGTATACATTCGACAATGACGACGAACCGAGAGACCTAAACGAGCACGGCCACGTGCCGCTGCCCGTGATATGCGAAAATATCAAGGATTGCATAGTGCCGGACGTGGAAAAGAAGCTCCGCGAGAACGATGTACTTGCGGGAGTGCTATATATGATGGGTAAGGCTACAAACGTTGTAACCGAACCAGAGCTTAAAAAACTTGTTACGGGGCTAACGGGGAAAGGTGAAGAATTCTACAAGGCGGTTGACGACTTTGTCGCAAATGAATGCGAAAAGAGACGCTTGGAGATGGAGGCAGAAAAATGAAACGAGCAATAGCGATGGCAATGTTAGCCCTGCTAATCACATCTGCGTGCGGATACGTAAACGGAGAAACCACGGAGATTAGTAATAAAGGGCGAGTGCAAGTAATCGAGACTGGCGCGACGCATGTAATATATGTTGACACACTAACGGGCGTGCAGTATTTGCGCGTATATAGCGGCGGCGTATGCGTGATGGTGGATGCAGACGGCAAGCCGCTGACATGAGCAGGGGAGACGCATGAAAAAAATACAGAAACTGGATGACATCACCGCGGCGGATTGGGAGGATATCAAGCGGCGGCGCGAGGCGGGCGCGAATCTTGACCAAGTGGGCGAGCTGTACGGCATAACGGGTACCACACTGGCAAAGTATGCAAGGCTGGCGGGTGTGGATATACCACGGCGCACAGATTATAACCCGTTGCCGTCCATAGAGGATATACAGCGTCTGCGCAGCGAAGGGGTAAAATGGGCTGACATAGCCGCGAAGTATCATGTATCGCGCGACCGGCTACACAGCTACGCGCAAGAGCATGGCATAGATACGCGCTTGGTGCGTAAACCCACCCTGGCACCAGTGGACTGGGATGACGTGAGCAAGCAGCGCGAGGCGGGCAAGACATGGGGCGATATCGCGGAGCCGTATGGCGTGAGCGGCCCGACACTGCAAAAGCGTGCGGGCAGGCGCGACATTAACATCGGCCCCAGCAGGTACGACAGGTTAAATGCCATGCTTGACCCTGACTGGCCAGGCTGGGAAGATGTGAAGCAGATGCGCAAGCAGGGGGGGAAATGGACGGAGATTGCCGAGCATATCGGCGTGACTACCGCAACCTTGCGCAGGATGATGGCGCACTTGGCGCTCCGCGCGCCGACAGGCGATGCGCATAAGTATTATGACGGCGCAAGCCCCTGCGAGAAAACCCTATACTCCCAGACACTGTGTTGGTCTTGCGCCAATGCTGTGCCGGACAAGTACGGCAAGCGCGGGTGCGCATGGAGCAGGAGCTTTAAGCCCATCAAGGGTTGGGACGCGGACGAGACACGGCTATACAGCGACAAGCCGACGCAATCGTACCATGTGCGGCAGTGCCCAGAATTTGTGCGGGGATAGACGACGATACCGCGGCGGGAGGGGGTATCAAAATCCCTACGCCGAGGCGGCTCGTACCGCGGGCCCCTCAACGGGACAAAAAAATTTCGATTTTTGTGAAAAATTAGGTGAGGCATTAGGATGGATATAAGCGCTAACGAAAAGAGACAAAACGACCGCGCGGCAGTGAGGCGGCTGCTGATGTACTGGGGCAACGCGGAACGCACGCGCACGGACAAGGAGCGGCAGCTTGTGACGGTGGATGAAGAGATAGAAAGCCAGTATGACCTTCATCCGCAAAGGCTGACGGGCTTGCCGCACGGGAGCGGGATATCTGATGCCACATACAATGCGGCACTAAAGGCAACGCGCGAGATAAAGAGGCTTGAACGAAAAAAGCAGCGCCTTGAGGCCGAGCTGCAAGAGCTGAATTATCACGCGAGCATGATAGAGTTTGAGGTAATGTGTCTGCCGCCGCTGGAATGCGAGGTGATAAAGCTTAGGTATGTGGAGTATGGTGTAGCTAAAAGCGGGTACTGGGAGAAAGTGGCACAGCGGATGCACGTGTCGCAGGATTGGGCAAAGGCGCTGGAGCGGCACGGTGTGGAACGGCTTATAAATCGCATCGCCCCATAAAGTCAACACGATACAACACGATTTATGTGCTATACTGATATCATTAAAAAGAGGGCTTCCGCAAGGGAGCCTTTTTGCGTGGAGTGAATATGGAGCCTATAAAGTGGATACACACACCCGCCACCTGCAAAGAGTGTAAGCACTATGACAAAAACAAACGGCGGTGCGGGGTAAAGGAATGCCCGTATCCGGCAAGGAGGGGGCGGCGATAATATGGCGCAGAAACCGGCGCACTTCTGCGCATGGCCTAACTGCAACAATGTCACGACCGACAAATATTGCGCCGACCACCGCGAGGCTGGCGAAGCAGCGGAGCGCGAGAAAAAGCTTGAACAGCTGCGCAGGCGCGATGGCAGGCGCAGCACGTCGCGGGAACGCGGGTACGATGCACGATGGGACAGATATTCAAAGTGGTTTTTATCACGACCGGAGAACCAGCTTTGCGCCCTGCGGCTGGATGATGGCTGCGCGATTGTAGCACAATGCGTTGACCACATCGACCCGCCGAATGGCGCAAGCGACCCGAAATTCTGGGACAAAGCCAACCATCAGCCTGCGTGTATACATTGCAACAGCGTAAAGGGACATAAAAAGTTGAAGGGAGTATATGGGGTAAATGGATAGCCAGATTGTGATGAGAAAGGTTGCGGATCTGAAACCGTACAAGAACAACCCGCGCAAGAACGACAAGGCGGTTGACGCGGTAGCGGCAAGCATTAAGGCTTTTGGATTTAAGCAGCCCATAGTGATTGACATTAACGACGAGGTAATCGCGGGAGATACACGGCTAAAGGCGGCCAAGAAAAATGGGTTAGACGAAGTGCCGTGCGTAGTGGCAAGCGACCTAACGCCGGAACAGGTCAAGGCGTACCGCCTTGCCGACAACAAGGTGGGCGAGCTTGCCGAATGGGATTGGAATTTGTTGCCCGCAGAGATGGACGGCCTGACGGGGTTTGACATGACGGAGTTCGGCTTCGACGAGATAGAGGCGGTGGACGTGGATTCATTGCTTGATTGCGGGGACGGCGGCAGTAATGAAAAAGAGCCTGTTAAATGTCCTAAGTGCGGATTTGTGTTTGAGGTATAG